TTTCTCATGCGCGCGCGCATAAGACGGATATTTAAATTCCTTGCCGCAATAGGCGCACCGATATTCGGATGCAGGTTTGATTTTCTTTTCGGCGCGCGGCTGGGGGCGCGCCTTCCCGTCTCCGAAATGACCCTGTTTTGCGAAGATCGGCTTCTCACCGCCAAGCTGGACATATTCATCGCCGTGGGCCTTTCCGATTTCGCAATGACGGCACTCGACCAGCGGGTTTGATGCTGTCAATTCCGGGTTCTGCGCCTTCAGATAATTCACGCTGCAGGCCGCTTTCGATTGAGTCACCGGATTGCCGCGCCGCGCACAAGTCATTGTCTCCTGCCTGAATTTTTCCAACGTCATCTTACCACCTCGCATTCGATTTCAGTGTCGTAAAAACGTACACCCTTGGGGTTGTCAAGCTCGATCTCCCGGATGACAGGCGGCCCAAGCGGCTTCAATGTCGGCGATTCGAGTCGCGCCGTGAGATCTCCGCTGTCTGCGATCACCCATGCGCGCCACACCGCATAATCGCCGACCGTCCAGACCCAAGATTCCGAAGATCTCCGTAGGGGCGAATCTTGTATTCGCCCTTTTTGGGCGATCATAAAGATCGCACCTACAGGCCAGACCTCGATTTCCGTGGTGAACGGTTTTTCTCCCGGCCCGACTTCACAGCCGGCGATCTCGACCCAGTGGTCGCCATTGTCCGCGCCGGGGGTCGGGCCGCAGGAAGAAACGGTCAGGAGAATCATGGTTAAAACAATACCTGCTGCCATGCCGGGTAGAAATCCGATTAAAAACCAAAACGTGTTTTCTTTCATTTTCATCTTCGTTTCCCTCCTGTAGGGGCAATTCACGAATTGCCCTTACTGTTTTTGCGGGCGATTCCCAATCGCCCCTACGGTTGGCGGGCATCCGGCCCGCTTGGTTGCGCCGGACAGGAATGTCCGGCCTCCGCCCCATTTTCGTTGGGGGTAGGACATTCCTGTCCGACGATATTTGATTCTGAATTTTTACGATGTCGCTCGATATGTATCGCCAACGCGGCGACCACCTTGTCGAGTTGCTCCAGATCGAGCCAGACCAGTTTCGGAATCCCGAACATCTGCGCGGCGATGCCGTCCGCATAAGCGCGCGAAAATCCGAGCAGCCGGCATTGAATTTCGATCTTGTTTATGAACCTCATTTTATCTTTCGGAATCGCCTGATCGTGCCGAGGCCTGCAAATCGGCGTAAACCCCGCCCGCTTGAATTCCCGCAGCAGCTCCTCGAACTGGTTATAGCTGAGTTGTTTGCTCGAGCTGACCCCGACCGCCGCAAGCATCTCCCGGTATTCGATTTCGGTAAGCCCCAGCGCCCGCTTGGCGGTGTGAATCAATGCGATTTGTTTTTTAGAAAGGCCCATAATCAAAATAAACTTCCTATCCCCGCCCGCCGACAGGCTGCAATAAAATCATCTGGACTTAAATCCCAAAGGCCAAGTTTGCCTTTGATTGGGATCGGTTGTTTATATTTTTTAGCCAGGGAAAGTTCCCATCCCCAACGATTCGCCCAGGAATAATCTTCCACCGGAATGCAACAATGCTTTTCCTGGAGAGTTTCGAAAGTCTCAAAATTATTAAATCGAAAACAGGCTTCTAGATTGGCTTCGCCAATAATCGCGCCGGTATCAAAAATGGCGGATCGCAAAGCATTGTTTAGAAATTCGCTCCATCGAGCCATTCTGTAAATGGTTTCTTTTTCTTCGTTGCCGAATTTCTTTGAAGCATGAATCACTACCAATCCTCTATAATTGGTTCTCCATGTTCTGGTCTCGATTGTCTTGATGCCCGCAACGACCATCCATGCCCACGGCTGCCTCAATGTTAAAACGCGCATTTCAATCCTCCATAATCGCCGCGCGGGCCACGGATATGGCGCGATCCGCATCGGCAAGCGCTTCGAGCGCCCGCTGCTTTTTATCGGCCTTGTGTTTTTTTATTCGCGCCAATTTCTGCGCGTTTTCCGGGCATTCGAATGAGTCATTGACGAGTCGGTATCGGCCATCATAAAGCCTCACCAGATATCCGCCTTTAGCCATGCCCTGCAGAAATTCGCGGGCGTATTTCGGGCAAACGCCGCATATCTCGACGAGGTCGCGGACGGAAACAGGTTTCTCCTCCTTCCGAATCCAACGCCACATTGATTCCCGCTTCTGCGGTCGACTGCGGTTTTCCGCAAGACAATAATCGCCGCCGTGGGCTACCCGGACATATTTCCCGCGTTTAAGGCCGATATTCAAAGTCACCGCCAGCCGCTTGAGGTCGGCGTTGGTCTTGAGGTTCAGGTCGCGGGCGATATCGTCCGGGGAGAATCCCGTGGGATGCTTACCGGCGGCCACCCGTACCCGGTCTGCAAACGAGTTTTTCATGGAGAGACCTCTTGCGCCTTTGGCGCCCCGATTGCCGCAATCGGGGCCACCCGCGATTCCAATTTTCCGTGCAGCCAGAGGCACACCAGGGCGACGAGGATGGCCGTCAGAACGATCTCGCGGATGGCTTGTTTAAATGTAATTTTCATCGTGGCTTTTCTCTCCAATTTTTCTTCTTCGCATATTCGTCCAAACTTTTCTGTGCGTCATGAGGATCCGGCCATGTGATGAGTTGTTTTAATCTTTGCAATGAGCCATTTGGTTTACGCCGGTATGCTCCCCAGGGACTGAATTCATCTCCAATGCCTTGACCCACATAAATCTCGCATCCATTTTCATCAAGGTAGGATTTCCGATAAATACTTACCGCCCAATCTAGGGGTAATGCCATCATGCCGCCCCCCTTGCTCCGGCCTTGATCGCCGCGTTGATAACCTCGATCGTGATGTCCGATTTCCGGGCGTTGGCGATCCGAAGCGCAGCTCCGAGGTCTCGTTTCATCGTCCGGATATCGCCCCCGCTCGCGTTGCTCAAAGCGATTGCGCACTCCTCCGGTATTTTCGCGTGAGCCGCTTCGAGCGCATATACAACCACGTCCTCCGGCTTGAGCGGCTTGAATTCCATCACCTCGAGAGTCCGGCTCCATACCCGCCGCAACCGCTTGTCGGTGATCCGCGCTAGCAGGTATTCTTCTCCGATCAAAACGACCGGAGCGCCGGTCAGGTCGGTGATGTCCCGGACGATTTCGAGGAAAGTTATCGGAAGCTTTTCGATTTCGTCCAGGAATATCGGGACCGGCTTTTTGCGGAGCCGCGCCACAATTTCGTCGTGGAAATATTCGATGCGGTTCGTCGCGTAGGATGCTCCTAACTCCTTTGCAAACGCCGCCAGGAACGCGCGCGGGGATCGCTGCCATATCTCGAGCATTCTCAGGTAGTAACTCGATCCGCTGAGCGCATGCCAGCGTTTGACTGTTTCCGTCTTGCCGTAACCGGCAACGCTGTAGACACATGCGAACCGGCCTTCGCCCGGCGCGCGGTCGAGCGCCTTCATCATTTCGTTGAAATTCCGGACGTTCTTGGTTTGGATAAAAACGGGTTTGAGTTCTCTCTGCATTTTTCCCTCCTGCTTTTGGGCGAATATAAAATTCGCCCCTACGGTTTTGGGCAACCGCAGAGGGTTGCCCCTACGGGTTTAGGCGTCAGGCGTCAGGATGATAACCTCGGCCTTCGGCCTCGATCCGTTCATCTTGAGATTTAAGCTCAACCGTTCCCAATATTCCCGGTTATCTTCGTAAGAAGCCGAGCTTTCGAACCACCGCATAAACGTGGCGGCATCGTCCGGTAGCGCCAGAGTCCCGCCGGCTTCGAGCCGGAGCAGCTCCTCGTACCGATCCGCGTCCGGCATTTCGTCGAGCGATTTCCAGAACCGGGCCTCGTCCTCGACTCGAGCGGCGGCGTTCAACTCGATCAGCTCCGCAGCCTCGGCGGCCACTTCGGCGGGCGATATCGCCGGTAGGCGGGGCATTCCTGCCCCGCGCCCCGATAGGGGCCTATCCGGCCCGACAGGAATGTCGGGCCCACCGATCCCAATCCGTTTCATCTGCTCGGTGATCGTCGGCATGATTTCGTTTTTCAGAAATGCGCGCGCACTCGACGTGGTCTGCTTTTCAAGCGATTTCTTCGTCTTGATTTGCCGCTCGAGCTCCGCCTGGTCGGCTTTGGTTCCAAGCGCAAACGCCGCCGGATGCACTTTCGGGTTAACTCGAGCCTCGCAGATAAATTCGCCGGTGGATTCGTACACAAGGACGGATTCCGAATCCTCGAGGTCGTATCGGACGGTCACCGCATGGTTGCGGCCGTAAAGTTCCGGCGCCCAGTAATTCCGCCCAAACAACGACACGCCGTTCTGGTTAATCGTTCTGTCCGTCGCGGTGAGCATTAAATAATTCAAAGAGGCGCGGTCCACTCCCGGGCCTTTGCCGGCCTCAAACACCTGCGCGGGTCGAAGGCCCTTCAGGTGGCCGCCGCGACATGTCCGGTTTACATATTCGTCGAATCCCCATGCGATCAGGGCGTGGCTTTCTTCGAGAGTCAACGCGCGGCCTCCGGTCAATTTCTCCCAGATAGCCCGGTGTATCTTCTCGCCTCGATTCAATCGGGGCGGTTTCTTTTCGATGCTCGTCCCGGAATAACTCGGCGCAAGCCGTTCGATAAACGAAAACGACCCGAAAAACCGCTCGATGGTTTTGCTCTGCGCATGATACGGCCACGCGAAAATGGTCTTGATGCCCAGCCGCTCGAATAGGCCCGCAATTCCAGACTGGGAGAAGTCCTGTCCGTTGAAATATCGGGAGGAAAACGCCTTCCCGTTATCGAGATACGCGACCTTCGGAAATTTGCCGAGACGGATGATCGCCCGACGCAACGCGCTCGATATCGCCGTCGTGTTTTCTGAAGGCATAATCTCCCAGCCGAGCGGATAGTTTGACTTCATGTCATGCCATAGGATCAGAGTCATACGCTTGGGCTTACCTGTCCACGGATTTATCGTCTCGAAATTCAGAGTGTGGCCGTCCGCCACCAAGATGTCGCCGACTTCGATCTTGTTGTAATCGCGTTCGATATATGGGTACACCTTCTCGTCGCAGGCGTGTTGACCTTCGCGGTAGAAAACGAACTGGTCGTAATTGACCTTTATCCAATCCTTTATGAATCGGTAATAAGTGGAATCCGAATGGCCGTCCTCGATGCCACGTTGCCGCATTATCATCTTGGCGATGTGGATGGCCTCCGAGAAAAACAACTTGTTTGGGTGACATAGGCAGGCGATAACGATCTTCTGCTGCTCGTCGGAAATTCCGCATCCGCGCCGCAATCCCCGCCCTCGCCGATCCTGCAGCGCCGTAGCGTCGCCGTCTCGGCGGCTTTTCCATCGCTCGAGCGTCTGCCACGACACCTCGCCGAGGGTATCGAATATATCCTTATATAACGCGCCGGAATTGTATCCCTGGATAAACAGGTTCCGGGCCTTGACCTTGTCGCGGTACGCAGCCGCCGCGATCGCCGCGATATAAACGCGCACCAAATCTGCACGCGCCAACGGCGCCCTATCCAAATTCGCATCTAAATTTGGGGACACCATTCCGCATGGTGTCCCCGAATTTGGGGTCGATTCTGAAAAAATAGCGGGGACGGAATTTGGCGTTTCCGTCCCCGCATCAGGAGAAACAGGCGCGCCGGGGGCAGTGGTAGGTTCCCCCGACTTGGCCCTTTTGGCTAAGGGCCCATTTTCGAAAGGAGAAATGATAGAGCCTGCGGGATTGAGGCCGCAGGCGTCAGGGTTCAGCTCCGAAGCCTGAACACTGACGTCTGACGCCTGAATCCTTTTTTGGATTTCTGCCGGCAAATCCGCAACCTTATATAACCGCCTCGTTCCGCCCTGAGTGGCCTGCTCGATAAACGGCCATGATTCGTCAGATGCGCGCATGTTGACTGATCGTTTTGTAAGCCCGGCTCGGGCGGCGATCTCGGAGGCGGAAAGATAGCCGGTCATTTGGGAACCTCCGGCTTGCCAACCGTGAAACCGAATGATATAATTCGCCCTATGGGCAAAAACAAAGATGAAATTCCAAAAGAAATTTTAAAGGCGGTCGCCGGATGCCCGTTTAACGACTTCGGTAAATGCAAGCAGGAGACCTGCTTCTTTTTCACGGAAATCAATCCCAAACAGGGCGCCTGCATGATCCGGATCATTTATAGAAATTCCTTATTAACGAGATTGGCGGTCGAGTTATTGGAATTACCTTCCGCGCTTCGCGTAGACCGCCCATACATTCTTCCCTTAGCGCCTGATATCGTTCAATTAGTCCGAGAGTCTCTTCATTCTCTGGCAGACCTCGAAGCTGATCCAAACGCCGATCCAGCTTTGAAATCCAACGTTCAAATGATAAGGAAAGCCCTGTATCGCACTCTTCTAAAATTTGCACGGCCATCTAAGAAACCCCCTCGTTAATCCGCTCAAATAATTTCTTGGTTCTGCGCTTTGCAACGTCGAGTTCGAGCTGCGCTTGCGCCCATTCCAAAATCTTACTATCTTCCTCGGATATAATTCGGATGTTAAAAAAGGCGGCCGAGAACACAGTGAGTGGCTGGTTTGACTCGGCCGCCTTACAGAACAACGGGAGGTAACGCAGCGGAATCTCGTAATCTCGAGACTCCGGCGCAAGCCATTTCGAGAGAATCGCCGGCGTAACCCGTTGACTTCTCCCGCCCGTTGGCCGTAACCCGGCGCGTTCGGCAAGCTCGTTGATCCGGACACAGATTTCCTCCCGCGAAAACCGGGAGGCCCGGAGGGCATCACGCATGGCAGACTTGAGAGCAGGGCAGATATTAAACGAGATATCGAAGCCTAGTTCGAGTTGGTTTGGATATCCTGAATTCGATTGCTTTTTTCTATTGACCCAGCCACTCATCTGGTTTAACCTGTTATGGTGGCCATTATATCTAAAAATTTTTAGATTGTCAAGGGGTAACCAAAGAAAATTTAGTCAAAAGGCCTAAACATTATTATAAGCGATGGATATCATTAAGAAATATATCGGTAAAAATTTTAGGGAATTGAGAGATAAATTGAGTTTAAGCCAGGCAATAATGGCAAACCAAATCGGAGTTTCAGTCCAAACTATTTATCTTTGGGAACGCGGTACCGCTTGCCCACCAGCGGATAAGCTCAACATAATTAAATCAATTTATGGAGTTAACATCAATTGGCTAATTACTGGCGAGGGCGAGATGATGTCCGGCGAGCTCGCCGGTTCGGGCGAATTTATTCAGGTGCCTTTATATGAAGGTACGGTGGGGGCTGGTCCGAGCGGCGGGATCGTGACGGACGTGAAGCTCGACAAATATCCGTTCAAACGGGCATGGGTCGAGAAGGTTGCGGGGACGAGTTCACACCGGCAAGCGGACCTCGTCCTGATCCGGGTCTCCGGCGACTCGATGTGCCCGACGATAAATGCGGGAGAGTTGGTCCTGGTTGACCAGTGGGATATGGGCCGCTATAATATACAAAACGGGCGTATCTATTTGATAACGGAAGGGGACGGGTTAATACATTTGAAAAGGCTCTTGCTAAATCGCGTGGACGAAAAAGTCCGGATCGTCTTGGTGAGCGACAACCCGGCATATCCGCCGAAGGAAATCGAAATCCCAGCCGGAGAAGGTCTCTCGAAATATGTCCTCGGGCGCGTGCGCTGGGCGGGTCGGGAGTTCGAATAATAACGCGGCAGGCCCCTATGGGGCAAGAAAAGGGAGGGAACGATGAAACGGTTATTTTTGCTTTCTACATTATTAATAGTGGTCGGTTGCGCGGGGATGCAGCCGGCAAAAAGCGTAAGTACTGCCCCCCCATGTAAAATTGAATCCCAATATTCGGCCACCGGAGAAATCGTCGGCAAAAGCAAAGATGCTCTTTTCGAGAAAAGTAAACTGTGGTTTTTCGAGCAATTCCATTCTCAAAACGACACCATAAAATATGAAAACAAGGAGGAGGGCGTAATTATTGCGCTGGGATCGCGCGAAAGATTTGTCTCTGCTTACGGTAGAAGTTGCAATGTTGTTTTTGCTGTAAAAATGAAGGTGAAGGATCAGTGGGCGGAAATTATCCTAACCGATATGGGACTAAGGTGTGGCAATATCGAACCGCCAGGGGGCATTTTTATTCTCACAAATCCCGAATGTTCATTGATAAGAATTTTCTTGGAATCTTACCCTAAAAGTTATTTGAACACGCTTGCCAAATAACCCCCATTAATATAGTAGAAAGGGATTTTTCGTACCGCCGCCGTCCCGGCGGCATCTCCAGACAAGGGGTTTAAACCCCTTGTCCCAATGCTTGCGTAGCGGCGCCGCATGTCGAAGACCCCTATGGGGCTGCGCCCGGCTCAAATAACCGGTAGCGCCGGCGTCTCGCCGGCAAGGGGGGTAAAATGAAAAGGGCATCATTTCTCCTTTCTATATTATTAATAGGCGCATTTGCATGGGCTGAAACCGCCACCCCGCCGAGCACGCCCGAAATTGTCCCGCCAGACATCTATGAGATGCCTCACAAAAAAATCCCGGCAAAGATATATAATAAGGAAGCGGTCGGGGCCACAATAAGAAAATATGACGAGACTTTCAAGACATTGGGATTTAAGGGTCTTCATCTGATGATGGCCAAGAAGGATGTGAACGACCTGGTCGAAAATACTCCCTGGGGCTATTTGAATTGGCCACAAAACGTAAATTATGATGACCTGTTATATAATGATGATTGGCCCGATATGCCACAGGAAAAGGATGAAAATGCCCTAAAAAAAGATCGAAGCAGGATGGATAATAGATGGTTGAGTTTTGGGTGCAAGGGAGAGGGGGAAAGAGAAATATGCTATGTCTTTGAACGTGCCCATATCAGTTTCTATGATGGTAAACTTGTGAAGATCAATCTTTATAGTTACGATTATTCGATATCACATTTTGAGGGCAGTTTCAAGGGATGGGGGAATTTTGCTCTTGATGCCTTGACCAGCAAATATGGTCGCCCAAAAATAGCCTATATAAGACCATCAGACTTAACGGTATTGTCCTTCCCCCGCGATCAGGCGATGATCGCTTCTTGGGAAATCGGGGGTGAGCGTATCGAAATGGCAGGACTTACTAGAGAATTGGATTATTACTGGGGAATCTCATATCAAAATATTAGGGGACTTGATGCTTTGAACAAATCGAGGAATGTAAAAAAGTTCGATTTATAGGCCCCCATTAATGTAGTAGAAAGGGAAATGGTGAGAATGTGGCTCAGAAGATTTGCCTGAATTGCGGCTATGTCGGCGCGCCGCGGACTCGGGTAAAGGGCTCCTGCCTGATCGAGGGCATCCTGTGGCTGACGTTTATCGTGCCCGGTATAATCTATACGATCTGGCGGATGGGGCGGGATGCCCGTCTGACGGAATGCCCGAAATGTGGCGCTCAAAACATGGTCCCGGTGGAATCGCCGGCGGGCCAGAATTTTCTCAAGTGCCTGAAGCCTTAAGTCTGGTGCCTGGTGTGTTGCTTGGCATGACCGTTGCTTCAAATAATCGCCCTTTCAATAGAAACCGACCCCGCCGCCCCGGATATCGAAAGCCCCGCAAATACATGTCAAGGAAAAGACGCAAAGCGGCTCAAAAAAAGTTTGTCAACCACGAAGATTTTTGTCAACCATGTCTACATGGGTGCCCAAAAAATAGACAGATTCTTTACATCTTCATATAAATCAATATCTTACCATGAAAGTGGGAAGCGCTTGAAAGTGGGAAGCTAAGTGGGAAGTAAGTGGGAAGTAAGTGGGAAGTTAAGTGGTGCGCTCATGTTTATAACTATCTGATTTCATTATGGCATACGAACATTACGCGAACGATAAAGCGATAAAAACGCCGACTTTTCTTATATACGTTTAATCGTGACACGATCCCGCAACCCCGCCATAGACGCGGCCTTTCAAGCCATTTCTACCCTTTTCAACTTTTCTCAACTCTCCTGCCTCTCTGTAATTGGGATTCCGAATAGATCCGTCCAAAGATACGGTTACGGTGGAT